ATCCAGCCACCAACCCACATTCACATGAGCAGCTACCGTATCGAGCAAGACAGCCAATCCGTCAAACACCACCGTCGATCCAAAGCGCACATCGAATCGCGCGGTACCAGGTGTCGTAATGACCGAGGAAATACGACCAGTTGCCGTGATCTTTAATTGCCGACCAATCTGAAAGAAATTTGCTGGTAGTGTGTACTTCGCTGCCGGTGGAAGAATCGTTGTGGCGGCTGCTGCCGTTACCGCTGTGCCGTCTATCTGAGAAGTAACTAATGTTTCCTGCCACGATTGAAGACTCATATACCTGCTCCTTTACGCCGATCCGAACTGTCGGTGAAGTTTAAGATCTCGCATAATCTGAGTGCTGATTACACGAGCAACTTCTGTTGCCGTACCGTTCACGTAGAAATTATTGACCACACCTGAAGGACTACCGCGACCAGGCACACCACCAGATGGTTCTCCAGAAAGAAAAGGTTGACTTGAGGGTATCGGTGGAGCTGGTGTAGTGACAGTACCAGTAGTTGGTGCTTTTCCTCCAATTGAAATCCAATAATCAATCGCTGCCTTACTTCCTCGCAAAGCTGCTTGTCCGGCTGCTTCAATTTGAGCCAACGTATTAGAACTGGTTATCATGTTTTTGATAACGTCTGATGTTGTACGAAGCCTTGAGGCTACCCCAGCAATCTGTGATTCTGAATAGCGGTCTTCAATGTAGGTACCGATAGGTTTTCCCTCTGCATCATACCCACCGCCTTTACGCCTGCGCTCGGCCTCTTCGAGGGTCACCATCGCACCAGTTAAAGTACGGATTTTATCGGTAGCAGCCACCGCTGCATTACCTACCCCGACTAATCCTGAGTTATAGTTATCAGATGCAGGCTTTGCAGCTTCCATACGATCTTTAACAGCCTGAATTTGATCCGAAGTTTTTCCCAGGTATAAAGCCACCTTGTCGACGGAAAATCCAAAGGTGAGCACACGCTCGGCCTCAGTAATCGAGACCTGGCTCAAGCCTCTCATTCGTTCTTCGATGGTTTTTCCTGCATTGTCCACTGCTGTTTTCATCGCCATCCACTGATCGTGCATCGGTTTGGTGGCATCCAGAGTCTTATTGATTGAAGTGAGTAGACCATCATATTTCTTCGTCAGATCGCTCATGGTTACCGTATGCGCCTTGATCGACTCATCAACGGCTCGAACAGCACCTTCTGCAACGTCCATGACCACCGCAATGTCTTTGATCGCTGCGCCAGCATTCAGGTAATAAGTAATCGCTTCGATCACGCTGCCTGAAAGGCTCTTCTGCACATCGGTCATGAGCATCGTGTCGTTTTTCAATTGCGACATCGCGTCTTTGTATTCTTGGGTCGCAAAGGTCCCGTTGGCTGTTGCGGTAGCATTATCTCGAACAGCTTGTGCTGCGGCCTGTTGTTTCGCAACACCGTCGAGAATCTCTTTATTGTGCACCGCAATCACATCGATGTCTTTCTTTCTGGCTCCGGAATTATAAATGACAGCATCGGCATAGATAATTGTGCTGACCGCACCATCCCTGATTGCCTTATTGATCGTATCCTGCTTCGCACCGAGGGTTTGTGCATCAAGTTCAGCTTTGGCCGTCGCTTCCTTCCATCTTGAAAAGGCGATCACTAATAGACCAATACCAGTAACTACAATGCCAACAGAAAGAGCAACTGAGGCTGCTGCCGCTGCCACAGCCATAAAACCAGATTTAACCAAAACAAATATCGGAATTAAAGCACTAATAGCTTGAGCCAAACTACCAATAACAAACAGCACCGGTCCTACAACTGCTGCCAAAACACCCGCACCAATGATCCATGATTGCGTTGGTTGAGAAAGTTTTGAAAACCCGTCAACTAAATCAATGATTTTTGCCGCTAACGGTTTGGCGGATTCAAAAGCCTTTGTCATGGCAGGAGCCAAAGCATCACCGAATTTGATCGCAGCCGACCCCACAGCTCCCGATAGTTCATTCCACGTATGTGCTTGAGTTTTCTGAACCGCTTCAAAGGCTGTAGTAAGGGCCGTCCCATCCTTTGCAGCAGTATTCATTCGTGTCAATTCCAATGCATAGGTTTCTGTCTGTTGCCCGGCCGAGCTCATGACATTTCTCAATGCCTCGATTCGACCAAAGACATCCGTAAGTCCGGTCTTGTTTTCTCCAAATCTCTGCGTTAAATCAATAAGGACACTGGTTAAACCTTTATCCTTAATCGATTTCCGCAGCATGTCAAAGGTCAACCCCACACTATTTAGAGCCTCACTACCTTGTTTTGTTTCCTTCAGTAAAGATGCCATGACTGAACTTAACTGTGTTACGGCTTCCGAGGCAGGCACACCTAACTTTGTCACTGTGGCGATATTAGCAGCCACTTCCTGAAAACTGATCCCTAATTGTGCGGCCAACGGTACCACGTTCGAGAGGGTTGGTGCCAGTTCTTTAGCCTCAGCACCACCATCTTGTACCGCCTTTGTTAAAATATCAGCAGCCTGAGCTGCTGTAATATTTTCCTTTCCATAAGAATTCACAATCGCAGTCAAAGCTCCTGCAACATCCGACGCCTCACCCATACCAGCAGCACTGCCTTTTGCTGCCATATCCAAAATCTCAAGTGCGACCTTAGTATCTGACACCGTTGATGAGATCTTCGTCATCGCTTCCGCTAACGCCTGAGGTCCTACACCTACTGCCGGAGCCAGATCGAGAATATGTTGCTTGACCCCTGCTAATTCCTGTTGCGAGACACCGGCTAAGGACACCAGGCGGGTCATCGTTGTTTCAAATTTGCTGGAAAACATCAACGACGCACCTGCCGCTGCGACCAACGGTGCTGTTATTCCAACAGACAAAGCTGTACCAGCTTGACTAAATGAACTCCCTGCTTTTTGAAGATTGTTTTGAAACGATTTAATCGCTGCCGACCCTTGATCATCAAGGGAAATCATCCCAATCAGCGATCCGATATTAATAGACATTTATTTCTTATCTCGAACCTTCGCTGCCTGAGAATGTGCGATGATTTTCGCCACCGCTAACTGATATTGCCACCCTTGCTTCGTTGCCGTTTCACTTTCGCTAAAGGTCAGCAAAAAATCTTTCACTGGTCGACGTGATTTCTGCTCGACCTGAGTATTGTGCACCATTTCTCGAATGGATGCCGCTCTCCAATCAGCTCGGATTTCACCGAATGGCTCCAACGAGGCATAAGCCTCCCATTCGATAAAATCCTTTGCCGATAAACTACGGAGCATGTGCCTCACATTGACCTGCCCCGACATAACAGCTAATTGATAAGCGAAACGTAATCGACCGTTTCGCTTTAGGCGTTTTTTATCTTCTCAAAATTCAAGTGCATTCCGTTCAGCTTCAGCACTTGTTCAGCGATGCGCTCCATTGTGGCGTGAGATCGTTTCTTAAATGCCTCAATGTGTTTGTCGGTCCCAATCCGATTGCCTTGCTCATCCACCAGACTTCGCACAATCAATCGAATCGCTGCGGTTTTTTTGGCCGGTCCTTCATTGGCCTCAGTCCATTCGATGAGATCTTCTGCGGTCAATGATCCAATGCGAACAATACCACCCCATGCTTCGATCTCTACGTATTCCACATCACTCGGAGACAGCATTTCCTCAACAGATAGCACCTTCCTTTCACTCATCACATCACCCCTATGCTCCAATCGTTACGCCACCAATGCTCATCAACCCACTGAATCGAATCGTCACATCGGCTGACAATTTGCCGTCAACCGGAGCCTTTGGAGAAATCGATTTCACCTGCCCACTGAAAATCCACTCAGTCGCAGCATCATCCGGATAGGTCAAACGCCACCCGGTCATCGTGTTGTTGATGAGCAGAGCATACACACCAGTCAGATGATCATGCGTGCTGTCACCAGGTAAGAAATTCAACGGCTGTGTGAATTCTCCACGACGTAATACTCCGAGCACATAAGAATCGATTTCTTCGTTCTGAGTCGTTGAGTCAAACTCATTGCGGGACATCTCGGGAGGATTGACATCTCCTTGTTCCGCAATTGTCACAAATGCCCCACCTGGTGTGGGTTGATAAGCGACTAACGTACCGTGACCTGACAAAGCATTTACAGACATAGTACTCTCCTTACGCCGTTATGACGGCCGTTTCACTGCTGAGATGTTAAAAATCACCCTCGGACGTCCTGCCACATCCAAAGGAAAGTCAAACGGTTCTTGATCGAGATTCACTTCACGATACCAGGTTCCACTCAACGTGGTGTTTCGTACACCGACCAAAGCATCATAAGCTGCCTTTGCACGAGCGCGAGCTAACGACCACGAAGCAGCTCCAATAGTAATCTGCATACTGGGTCGTTGATAGGCTGGTGTGGTGACAGCATTTTGTGTACGCTCAGGAGTTAATCCCGGTGTTTCAGTCAGGTGTGTATAGGCTCCAGTCGGTGGAATAGCAGACGCCGGACCAATCAACACATCAGTCGATGTGCCAGCACCTAATGAAGTTAATCGTGTGCGAATCTCTTCAGGGAACGACATTAAGCACTCTTCGCAATACGATTCATGTCAATACGTTTTCCGAGACGAAAAGCCATATGAGAGGAGCTTTCCTTCAACACCGACTCTAAGTATTTGGCTTGTCCATGTGGATGATACGACTCTAGATTTTCATGGACAATGAGAGCATATCCTTCAGCCGCACCACCAAAACCAAGTGTTACCGAGATTTTCTTCCCTTGTCTTACCGGCTCTTGTACATAACCACTTGCCTTTAACACGCCCGTGTCCCACGGTGTGCGACGTTTGGCCTCGGTCATTTCTATTGAAGCCTCCTGAAAGAGAGCACGAGCCACTTCATCAGGAAACTTACCAAGAATACGGTTCAACTTCGCGACCATCTCTGGAATCCCTTTAAGGGTCATACCATCTCCACTGATCTGTGTGCGTGATCACCAACAGGATTCGCATACAACACCTGCTCAATCACTTCAGTAACCTGAGCGCCGATACCATCCCAACGATAGGCTGGTTCAGCGGTTAATTGCATTCCTTTCACAGCAAATTTTTCTCGCACATCAGGTCGTCGATACAACATGTCCAAAGCTTCCACAGCACCTTGCGCGTCCATAATGCCACCTACCGTGTTGATGCCAGGAGCCACGGCCGTTGTCGTACAAGGCACCATCCAAGCAGCCTCGCGTGCCCACTCACCCAAAGCCGACCAATCGGGAAGAATGCACGGCACGCCACAAGCCATCGCTTCCATAACCGGAAGATCCATCCCTTCACCTACCGTCGTTGTTAGGTAAGCATCAAAGACTGCATAAATTCGAGCTAAGGAAACCTCGGTAATGCCTTGAGTGGGATGAATCTCTGGTACAAAAATCCGATCAGCAATCCCATAATAGCGACCTAATTTTTCAAGATCGTAGGACGCCTCCTGTGTCGGTGCCACATGTAACCATAGTCCAGCATCAGCGATATGTTTGGTATGGACCCATTGTGAAAAATATTGCAGGGTTAGATCAAGTCGTTTCCGTGGTTGATTTTTTGCAACAGTCCCAACAATAAATGTATCTGTTGGTAGACCACGATCTGTCAACACTTCTAACAAGTTCATCCGTTCGCGAATCATGGACCGATCTAAAGGATGGTAGATCTCTAAATCCACTCCGAGTGGGATCACCGTTGATGAACCAGTATATCCACCAAGACGAGCTTGGTCTCGACCAAAAGCGGTCCAAAAAATTGCTGTGGCTA